CGGTGCGAAAACACGTCTATCGTGACGTTTACCACCCAGCCATCAGCTGGAGACACTATTACGCTGTCAGACGGACCAGACGTCAGGACTTACACGTTCGTTTCGTCTGTGTCTGCTGCAAATCATGTTAAAATTGACACAACCCTTGCCCTTACAATTGGCAACCTAAAAAGTGCTATCAACAACGACGGCGTCGGAGTCGGCTCCGACTACGGCTCTGGGACCCAGACTAACGCCTCGGTTGTTGTGAGAAGGTTCAACCCCTTTACAAATGAACTGTTTCTATCAGCCCTAAACCCAGAGCCAAGCGGTGGAGTGGGTGTTTTTACGTTCTCTACGACAGGCACGTCATTCGCGTCAATGTCTCCTGTTGTATTTAGGGATGCCTGTCTTCGTCGCGTAAACCTCCTAAACGCCGCGCCATCTGGATCTGCTTCAAGTCCACGGGCAAACAAAAACGTGGCCATTGACGGACAGGGCAGTATTTACACATTCGAAGACACCGGATCTCCGTCGCTCAAAACAGGGGCATCGTTCTCCTCAACCGCAGCTCAGTACTATGACACCGCAGTGCTGTACCAAAAAATGTACATCACAAACGGATTCGAAGTGCTGGTATACGACCCGCTACTTGACAGCGTTTCAAAACTGGAAAGCAAGCAAAGCGGGGCTCCCACCGAACGGTGGTCACTTGTTGCCTCCTGGCGAGGAAGGCTAGTTCTGGCTAGAAGCCTAACGTCTCCCCATAACTGGATCATGTCTGCCATTGGCGACCCGACTAACTGGGATCTATTCCCGCCGGTCGTCAACCCAAGTCAAGCTGTTAGCGGAACGGTAAGCCGGGCTGGGCTTGTGCCTGACATTGTCAACGCCTTAATCCCATACAGCGACGACTTGATGCTGTTTGGTGGAGATCACAGCATCTACCGCCTTACAGGCGACCCGATGTCGGGCGGCCAGATGGACCTGGTCACAGACGTTACCGGCATCGCGTTTGGACACGCATGGGATAAGGACCCTCAGGGCGTCTTGTACTTCATGTCGTCTCGCGGTGCTCTGTACGCTTGGCCTCCGGGCGGCAGAATCGTTGAGCTGAGCCTTGGCAAGTTTGAGCAGCGTCTTGCCGACATTGACTTCTCCCAGCTCTACACAAGGCTGGTATGGAACGACATGGACAGAACGTTGCATGTATTTGCCATGCCGTACGGCGCAACTGTTTCTGGCCTAGCCCCTCGCCACTTCAGGTATGAGCGCGACAGCAAGGCGTTCTGGGAAGATACTTATGGCAATCCGGTTTCATCAGTAGCGGTTGCTGACGGTGACTCGCCCAATGACCGAAGGCTGCTCATTGGCTCTACAGATGGCTACATTAGAAAGTGGGACACATCGGCTGCTGATGACGATGGCGCCGCCATTGACAGCTACGTTACGTTTGGCCCGTTCGGAAGCCAGGAAACAGAGCTGCGTCTTTCCATGATTCAGGCTGTTTTGTCTGACAACCAAGGCGGGGCACATGTGCAGCTCTTTGCTGGCGACACGCCTGACGTGATTGGCGACCCGGTGTGGGCTGGCAAGCTGACATCTGGCCGCAACCCAAACATGTTCACTCGTGTGCGCGGCTCGTACTTCTGGATCCGCTTGCGGAACTCTGCCGCTGGAGAGCGCTGGGCGTTCGAAAACATGACAGTCCGGGTCGCGCAAGCAGGTCGACGGAGGGTTCGGTGACAACCAATCCCAGTGGACGTAGAGGTCAGTCGTCTAGGTCTGTATCACTAGGCGCTAACGACCCTCGGGCACGTCGATCCCCACAAGAGGCGTTGACAGACCTAGACCTAGAAGCCCCCCTTAAAATCAACCGCAGCGGCCAGATCAGCCTTGACCTATCTGGCGCGCTAACCATTAACCCAGACGGATCTGTCGGCATCAACGTAAGCAATGGCCTAACTATTGCGCCTGGCTCTCCGCTGTCTATTCAGCTCAACATTGACGACGACAGCCTTGTTATTGGCCCAAACAAGAAGGTTAAGGCGCGACCGCGCATGAGCCAGGTCATCGTTGATAGGCGCGATGTAAACGAGGTTACTGGCCGCAACTTGGCGGAGGTTTTTGAAAAAGAGACAGAGCTTCTCAAGCGCAAGGGCGCTGCTGATGGCTACTGCGAGCTGGATTCATCATCTAAGGTTCCAGCTGCGAGAGTGCCGTTTGATCTAATCCCGCTGTCTATCAAACTTTCTTCAGTCAATGACCCAACCTATAACCATATTATTCTTAGGTTTGATGATTCGGGGTCAAGCGCTGCCGTTAACTACCTTGGTGTAGTAAACTCTGACACGGGCTTGCCCGTTGTTTTTAAGTCCGACGGAGCAGATGCCGATGTCGGCATTGAGATTACAACCAAGGGCCTTGGTGTCCTGACAGTCAACGGCAGCGCAGTAGAGTTTGCTGCCAACAAAGACATTGCTGGTGGATATGCTGGACTTGGCGGCGGCGGCAAAGTTTCTACAGCGGTTCTGCCATTGTTTACCAGCGTTGACGACGGCGCTGTTCCTGCAAGCGGCGGAGGCACTACCAACTTTCTTCGCGCAGATGGCACATGGGCTGCGCCCGGCGGTGGCGGCGGTGGCGGTCTTAGCCAAGCCAACGCGCTAGCCATCGCATCGTTTGGGAGCTTCTGATGGCAATCACACTTGACGCAACGACCAAGATCATTGAACTCACGACCAGCTCTACTGCTGACATCGACTATGCGGTGTCGTGGGTGGACGCGACGACTACGGTGTTCACCCCCGGCGATGGTCACGGCACGATCAACACGGCTACGACTACGACCATCGTTGCGGCTCCTGCGGCTAGTACCCAGCGTGGCCTAAAGTCCATCTCGGTGTTCAACCGTCATGCTACTACGGCCAACACCGTGACCGTGAAGAAGGATGTCAGCGGCACGGAGTACTGCCTGTTCAAGGCAACGCTCATGGCTGGCGAGTCGCTGCAATGGAATGACGGCAGCGAGTGGTGCGTGTACGACGCAACGGGCGACAAGAAGGTGAACAGCCCCGTCAATGTGGGCGTGACGGGTCGTGTGATCCCGATCAACAAGGTGGGCACGGCGACCGAGGGCACGGCGTACTGGTACTCGTTCGGCAAAGACGCAGGCTTCACGGGCGCATGGTCACCCGGCACGCCGGGCCTAAACGGTCGAGCAACAGACGGCACAACCGCTGCGGACAACGGCAGCTTGACGCTGTGGACACCGACAGGCTCGCTTTACATTACCGAGACGGCGGCGACCACGACCACGCTCTGCACGATCATGCTTGCCGATGTCGTGTGGGTGAACACGGGCCTCGTGGTGACGACGACCACGGCTCAGGCGATCACCAGCCCGACCTTCCCTGCGCGTGACCTGAACGGCAGCACGGACGGCGAGGGCTATGTCATCGGCCTGCTGACCACCACGGCCAATACCAACGCTGCTGCGATCAGCGGAAGCACGGTCAGCTACACGAACTCGGCTGGCACGGCGGGTCGCACGGCAACGCTGCTGGCTGTGGCTGGCGACCAGATCCCGCCGACCCCCGTGATCGGAACCGTGGTGTGGTTTCAGTTGGCTGCTGGCGACAAGGGCGTGCGCTCGATCCAGAGCGTGACGCTGGGCACATCGCTCGGCGGCGGTGCGGTGTCGCTGATTGTGGCTCGACCGCTGACCGTACTGTCTTGCACGCAGGTCAATGTTGCTACGCCCCGTAACTACAGCGATCCCGGCATCCGCATCTACACGGGGTCGGTGATCATCCCCTTCATCAAGAACATCAGCTCCTCGGCTGTGACGCTGACGGGCCATGTTGTGGTGACTGAGCGATGACCACCTATGACTTCGGTGACGGTGCTGGCCCTGTTGCTGCACACCAGCACGCCAACGGCGGCGGCTGGGTAGCAGACACGGCGGTCGTCGACGATGCCGTGTGGATCGACGCTAGTGCCAAGGTCTACGGTAACGCGTGGGTCTGCGGCGACGCGTGGATCTACGAGTCCGCGCAGATTCGAGGCAACGCCTTCGTGGATCACGAAGCGCAAGTGTTCGGCAACTCAACCGTAGAAGGCACAGCCAGGATTGACGGCGAGTCCCGTGTGTACGACACAGCCATTGTGCGTGGTACAGCCGAGCTGTATGGCTGCACCTTCATCGGCGGCACAGCCGTGGTGGAGGAAGGGATCCTTAGAGACGAACAGAGGACATCATGAAGAAGTCAAAGCTAAGCGGCTTGTACGCCAACATCCACGCCAAGCGCAAGCGCATTGCCGCTGGCAGCGGAGAGAAGATGCGCAAGCCTGGGTCCAGGGGCTCTCCGAGTGAGTCAGACTTCAAGCAGTCAGCCAAGACAGCAAAGAAGAAGTAGTGGCCTTCCAAAAAACCGCACAAGAGTTCAGCAAGAAAGACTACTGAGGTAATATACCGCTATGGGACTATTCGGAGGCAGCTCTTCCAACCTGTGGTCTAAGGCAGAAAAGAAGCAGGCTCTTGCATACCAAGAATTTGCAAGAAACAGAGCCGAGCTACTTAACAAGAAGGCTGGATCGGCGCTCGACAAGGGCTTTGCGGACGCCTTGGCTCAAAGCCAGCGAGGGGCGGAGCGAGCCAGGGCAAACATTCTTCAGATGGGAATGGCTGGCCAAGGCGCTGCGCAGGCAAGTGCCATGGCTCGCGGCCTTAGCGGCACCACTGTGCAGGACAACATGGCCCGCATGGCCAGAAGCGACACTGCCAATCAACTTGGCGGCTTGGAGGCTGCCTTGTCTGAGCGCTATGGCGGCATCGCCGTGGGACGTGGACAGGCCAAGGCGTCTACGCTAGGGCAGCTTGCGGCTATGTATCCGCAGTTTGCCGAGCTTCGCACGTCCACATTGCAGGCTCCGACCAAGCAGAAGACCAACATCCTCGGAGGACTGGTTGCTGGACTTGGCGGTCAGTTCCTGGGTGCACTTACCGGAGGCCTGGGCGGCAACCTTGCGGACAGCATGATTGCCCCTGCGGGAAAGTAGCCGCCTCCGGTAGCCCAGCCCAAGCCGCCGGAGGCCTGGCCAATCCGTCTAAGAAGACAACCTCTTCTCAGGCCCTAGAAAACTCTCAGCAATACTTCTTCTAAGCTCTGACACATGCCGATCCGCTACAACCAAAACCAGGGCAGTCGCTACCAAGACGAAGACGACCAGCTGCTAGGCATGTTCTTTGGTGGACTTGCCCAGGGACAGGCGTCTTACGAGCGTGCCAAGGATCGCCGCTTAGAGCAGGACTACCGCAACAAGCAGTACGACCTGGCCAAGACTTCTGCGCAGGACGAGAAAGACTACCGGCAGTCCATGCTGACGGAGGCAAAGGAGGGCAGGAAGTTTGAGGAGAGCTACAAGAGGGACCTCTACAAACTAGAGGAAAACAAGACCAACGCCGCTATTGCTGCCAGCAACGAGGCCCTGGCGGTCTCCGGACTACAGCGCCAGGAGGCTGGCCTCAAGCTGGGCGAGACCACGCGCCAGATCGACCTCGGCAAGGCAGGTACAGAGGCTGAGGCGCTAGCGGCAGAGATCGCAGGCAGGGCTGCGTCTATGCCGTACGGCATGGATTACGACTACACTTTCAGCAACGATCAGATCATGTTGATTGACCCTGTAAACGGTCAAAAATACATTGATCACCGCGACAAGGTTCTCTCCGAGATCACATCCGTTGCAGCACGGATGAACCAGGCCAATCCGAATACTCGCCCTGGCGATGCGTTCATGCTGCAAATGCAGCAGGCCAACGAAAGAAACGACGCCCGAATCACAGAGGCGCTGTCTAAGAACCAGTGGAGCGCCTTGTCCACCGACACTATGTTTGGCGCTAATCCGTTTGGTCCAAGCGCAGACGGCAAGCCGCAGCAGCCTAGCCAGATGCAGGAGTGGTACACCACCACTAACGCCAAGGTCCAGTCGGGCGCTCTGTCCTACAAGGACGCCATGCTCGAAATGGCGCAGAAGCGCAATGAACAGATTGCCTACCAGGGCAAGCTCCAGACGCGTTCTAACTTCCAGGAAGACCTCGTTGCTGAGATCACTAGTCTTCGCTCTGCCCTCCCAAGCCTAAAGGGCGCGGCCAAATTTATGGCACAGCGGCAGGCATCGCAAATGACCGGCATCCTTGCCGAACTGCAATACACGACTGATGCCGATATTGCTGGGCTAGCCAAAAAGTTTGGCGATATCGTTGGCGGTCAAGGCCAGGTTGAGTTTGGCACTGAAGCGCAGAAGTTTGCAAGCGACAGGCTCACTGCGCTGGAAGGCCAAGTTACACCAGAGGCTCAACGCGAGCGCGCACAGATCTTTGGCATGGTTGCCCAGACGCCTGGATTTGAAGGCCTTGGACAGGCAGAGGGCGCGGACCAAGGCACTCCGTTTGCGCAGGCTGGAGCTGCGTTTACCCAGTTTATGGGCTTGGGCGGTCAAGCACCCGCTGGCCCCGCCGTCCGCACAGGCGATGGGTCTGTTGTGCCCGGTGGCGGCACACCCGAGACGCCGCCCGTTCCCAAAACGCAAGACGAACTCGACATTGAGCGTAGGCAGCAGCTCATCAACGAGCGTTTCAAGGCGTACGAAGCAAACAAGACTCCTGCCAACAAGAAGGCCCTCAGAGATGCAGAGGCGGAGCTGGATAAGTTCAAGTCTCAGCTTGGGGATGTAGGTAAAGTCAAGAAAGACCTAAAGTCCACCGCCAGTTCATTGGGCGGGGATTTCGAAGACTACGCAAACGTATCAACCAAGGAAGACTACCTTGCCGCGCTAGATGCCGCGCAGTCAGAGTTTGATTCCATTCCGCAGCCGACGTACTCGGCAACTGGTCGCCCCTCTGGCGGTCCAACAGAAGAACAGGCTATCAGGCGCGGGAAGCTGAAAAAGTTCATCCAAGAATTGAACGACCTCGCTCGGATCAAGAAGTTCGAAGAGTAAGCCATGCAACAACAAAGCCCCTATCACGGACTCAAGAACCTCGACGATGCAATGGCCGAGGGCATGGAGCGCTTCCAGTCTGTGTCGCAGCGCTTCCGCGACCTAGCGGACATGGGGGCCGACCAAGCCACCGTGCAGCGTGAGGCTAAGCGCCTTGGCTATGCGCCCATTGCTGCGGGCCAAGACGGCAAGATGGTGGACTACACCGACATGGTCACGCGCCGCGCTGACATGACGGTAGGCGAGCACTTGCAGGACGTAGCGGCTGGCTTTGGTAGAGGGCTTGCTAACCTGCCTGCTGACGTTGCCAGCCTCGCGGCTATTCCGTTCCAAGCTGCTGGGTACGACGGCGTGTCCAACTTCGCCAACAAGTACCGCGAAGGTGTAAACGAGCTTATCCCTACAAGCAACAAGTACCGCACCTCCATCGCCGAGCAGGTAGGCGGCGGTCTATCCACAATCGCTGGTGCGGCTGCTGGTGGCGCTGGCCTTGCCCGTCTTGGCGTGAAAGGCGCGACGGCTGCTATGGCCTCTCGCGGGCTTACGGGCGAAGCTCTAGCCGCTGCACAGCGTTCTACGTTTGCCTCGCTGGCCGCCAAGAAGTCGTTGCAGCTAATGACCGTCCAGGGCGCTGGCGCTGAGGCTGGCGCTGCGCAGGCCGCAGGCGCGGGAGCGGGCGCAACTATCCTTGCTGCCGCTGGTGGCGCTGCCACAGCACAGCTAGAGCGATTTGGCTCGGTGAAGATCCTCGGCGAGATCTTTGGCGCTGGATCGCAGGCTGCTGGCCGGATGACTGGCGGCAAGGCGCTCAAGAGCGTTGCCGGTGGTTTTGCTGGTGAGATTGGTGAAGAAGTTGTTGCCGCCCCCATCTCTACTATTGCCAGAAGCGGATACGAGACAGACCCGTTCTCCAAGAGACTTCAGCAAGAACTAGAGGGCACGCTCAAAGTTGCCCCGTTGGTTATCCTGCCGTTCACAGCGGTTCACGGAATCCGCGCATCCCAGATGGTGCGCCGCGACAACGAGCTCGCCAAGGCACTGCCTAGCAAACTTGCTCCAAAGCTAGAGGGCGTTGCTGAGGGCCAGATTCTTGATCGTCAAGTTCGCACCGTGGATGAGATCCGCGCTGACAACCCCGAGCTTGCTGATCAGCTAGAGCGTGTCGGCGCTCGCATTTCCGGCCCTGACGGCAAGCCCGTCAAGCTCAACTCCAGCTCGGCGGCGACGCAGCGCGTTCAAGCGCTTGGCGAGGCAATTACCGAAAGCGGCGCTCGCGTTGTGTACTTTGAGCCGGAAGGCGAAGACGCTGGAGATGTTGCGGGGTTCTACGACAAGGACACTGCGACCATCTTCATCAACAGCAAGCAGTCCGAGAACGTGCAGATCATGCAGGGCATGTTCCACGAGCTGCTGCACGACATCTATCAGGACAGCCCTGGCGGTCTCACGCAAATCCACGAGCGGCTTCAGCAGGCGTTTGGCGACAACTACACCAAGTTCATGCAGAAGGTGGCCAACACCTACAAGGACCAGAAACTTACAGAAAGCGAGATGACCGAGGAGTACGTCAACAACTTCCTCGCCCAGGCCATGCCTGGCTACATGGCCATGGCTGTCACGTCTAAGGACATGTTCAAGATGGCGGCATACCGCGATCCTGGCTTGGTCTTTGACATCTCCAGAATCCTGTCCAACTTCCTTGGACGGTCTATGGACAAGTACACCCAGCGCGAACAAGCCATCTTGGCTCAGCGCATGGAGAACATCGCCAACGAACTCCAGGGCGACTTCGCCATGGACCCCAACGCAGCTGTCAAGGTAGATCCCATGACGGCTGTTCGCGTAGCTGGCGAGGTAAGCGCCGCTATGCAACAGGCGCTAGAACTGCGCTCGCAGGCTATCCCGGAGATTCGCCGCGCTCTGGAGAATCCCGATGTAGAAGTGTCGCCTGAGGGCGTTGTCAGAAGGCCTGTAGCTGTTGAACGTACCGGCGGCGGCGGTGTTGGCGGCATGACGTTCAGCGACAGACTTGTGTCGTCTAGCGTTGCCTCGGAAGGGGTGAACGACATGGCCAGCAAGCTGTATCCGGGACGCACTGGACCCAAGCTGGCAAGCGATGTCTACGAAGTGGTAGATGACCCCACAGCGGAGGGGGGCGGAACCAAGCTGCGCAAGATTGCAAGCGCGGGGGATGAGTACACTCCGCAGATTGCGGCTGACGTAAAAGACGCAGTATCCCGCGATGCTTTGTACGGCGAAGTCAAGTTCGACAGCAATGACATCGTAATCAACCTTGCCAAGCGTGTGATGCGCTTGGATATCCCTGCTCAGTACCGGGCGCTTGGACGGGCTATCCAAAAGGTTGCTGAATCAACAGATCGCTTTGCTGGAGCCGAAGCTGATGTTGGCGTAGACGCAGAGGCAGGCGGCGAAGCCCTGGCCGCTCAGGTTGCTCAGCTGCAAGAGCAGCTGAAGTCTCGGAAGTCTCTACCTGCTGGCTCGCCGGAGCGACGCGCCGTGCAAGCCCAGCTTGATGTCATCCGCGAGCGCTCTAATGCCTACCGCCGACAAACCGCCGCTAGGTCTAGCGAGGAAATCAGAAAGCAGTCAGAGCGGGTAAAAGACATCGTCTCCAAGATGCTGGCCGCTGAGGCCATCGTCAAGTACGGCCAGGACTACAGCACGCTCACGGACGAGCAGAAGAACCTTGTCCGCATTGATGCCGAGAAGCGCCTCGCTGGCTTCACTGGCGTAGACGACCCCGGCTCCATGCGCATGCCGTTCATGCGCGACACGTCAGCTTTCCGTCGTGGCTTCAATCCGGAGCGTGCAGCCAAGCCTTTGGAACAGCGCGGAGAGGAAGCATCTTCAGAGGCTGCCGCACTGGCTACGGCTCGACGCGAAGCTGAGTTTGAGCGTGAGTACTCTGCGCTTGAGCAGGAAGAGAAGCTGCAAGGCATTGCTCGGGAAGAAGAGCAGGCTCGCCAAACAGAGCTTGCGGCCATTGCCAAGTACGAGCAGCAGTTTGCTGAGATGGAGCGTGAGGAGGCACAGCGTACGGCGGACATTGCTGCCGAAGAGCTGGCCATCATGCAGGAGATGTCCAAGGAGGAGGCCAAGCCTCTGTCCGAGCGCCAGGGGCTTTCTGACCAGCAGAAGGTTGCCATGTACCTGATGGCGCGGGAAGTCATCCCGACGCTCATTGCGCAGCGCAAGCGCCTGCCCCGTAACCAGCAGCCGCCTAACCTGCGTCAGGCGCTGAAGGAGTACTTTGCGCTAGAAGACGAGTTGCGCCGCAAGTACCCGGATGCTGAAGACTGGAAGCGCAAGCGCCTAGGAAAGCCAACTCAGCCGTTCCAAAAGCCTACACCCCGTAAGGATGTAGCCCCCAAGAAGGGCGAGACGGCTTTGCAGGCTGAGATTCGTGGCAAGTACGGCTCGGACCTGGAAACGCTGGGCGAAGAGCAGCGACTGTTGGCCGACTCACGCAAGGCAATCGCGTCCATCTTCAAGGCAGTCAAAGACAAGGCTGACCTTCCGCGCAACGTTGGAGCAGGAGCATTCGCTCCAGTTGCTGAGTTCAGCAAGCGAACCGCCGGAGCCCGATCCACGACTGGGGGGCAGCGCCAAGCGCCGTTTACATCCGTCAACGGAAGAAGCCTGGAAGACATCGCGGCGGAGATCTACACAGACCACACGGCTGCGCAAAAGCTCCGCAAGAACCGTGGAGACAAAGTGCAGGTTGCACGCCTAGAAGCAAAGGTCGCCGACAACCTGAAGCTGCTTGATCGCATCTCCAACACGCAGAAGGCGCGCATCAACAAGATTAGCGACATCAAGCGCGAGGTGCGAGCTAAGTCTGGTATCGCAGCTCCAACCTTTGGGCGCGACAAAGCCAAGCCTGCCGCCGCCACCGAGGCTGCCCAGCAGCAGCCTGCGCAAGAGCAGACTCAGGCTCAAGAGCAGGCTGAGACTAAGCCCGCTGAGGCTACTGAAACACAGCAACAGCAAGAGCAGGAGCAGACGCAGGAACAAGAGCAGCAGACCGTCGAGTTTGACCCTGAGACGTTTGAGCCTAGCGATGACGCCCTGGAGGTTTTGTCGTCCGAGCCTACTCTCAATGAGGCATACCGCGCAGCAGTAGCCGAGGCAGGAAACGAAGGCCTTGCATTCTTCAGCGGCTACTTGCCGCAAGACGCAAGTGACAAGCAGATGGACGCGATGGAGGTCCTGCGGGAAAAGTACGAAGAAGGCGTGCAAGAATTTGCTGACGCAGCCGACATTCGCCGCATTCTGTATACAGACCAGCTTGCAAAGCCACCCGAATCAGTCGTGGCCTACCGCGTTGACACCACTTCTGGTGTCCCCGAGATTGATGTGATTGCCGTAAACGTGGTCACCGGAGCAGTTCGCCTTGTGCCAAGGCAGGAAACTGCTGACCACGTTTCCAAGCGACCCGACGCAGAGGTTGAGCGCAGCTTCAATATGCGCCTAGAGGGACTACTGGAAGACTATCGCCGCGAAACCCGTGGCGAGCGCCAGCAGCAACAACAGCAGGACGAGGAAGGCGACGAGGAAGCGCCAGCCCCTAGCGCCTCTGTAAGTCCACTGGAAATCCCAGGCATGCAGCCGATGGAGGTGTTTTCCTTCGGCGGTCGCGTCATGGCCGTAATTGACATTGACGGGCAGAAGGTTCCGTTCTACAGAAGCTCTGGAAAAAACAAAAAGCCTGGCGTATCAGGCGGCCTCTGGTACCCGTTCATGGGAGTGACGGCGTCAGAGAACGGTGAAGTTACATGGATTGCCAAAACCAGCGACGTTGGGAACTTCTACGGAATTGAAAAACTAAAGCAGGCCGCTGAGTTCTTGAACAACAAGTACTCAATGGAAGCCATGGCGGATGACTCGGTCCCCAACGTCGCAGCGGAGGGCATGAAGGCCGGTGTTCACAAGACTGGGAAGAACGCCAAGACGCGCACCGCTGAGTACCTAAACTCCCTTACCGGGTATGGGATGGATTACCATCCAAGCCGCAAAGACAAGGACGGGGACCAGAAGTTTACTGATTTCTCCAAGCAGTACCTGTCGCGGCTTTCACAGGCTTTGTCAGCCCAGAAGCCAGCCCCTGCGGCGGCTAGAACCGGCGTCCCAACTACCGCAGAAGAACAAATCCAAGCCGGCATTGACTTCCTTGGCAACGAGTCTACGGCTGGAAGGACGGAGCTGTACATCAAACTGCCACAGCTCGCCTCTATGGCGTCTGTTGTCCCGCTTCCTGGGTTTGGTCCGTCGTTTATCCGTGTCCCATCTGGTCCTGATGGCAAGCCCATGAAGATCGAGGTGATGTACATGCTGATCAACTGGGGATCAATCACCCCATCGCACACATACAGCCAAGGAAAATTCAGAAAGAACAAAGACGGCGACATCAACGAACGCCCGTACGACGATCCCGAGGCGGGCAAGAACTTGCGCCGCGACTTCGAGGCCAACCTCGAAAACTTTGACCCGGCGTTTGTTTTGTCCACGGACAACACCGCAGTCAATGGCCCGCCTGTAATCACAGCACGGGGCGTTGTCCTGGGGGGCAACTCTCGCGCGATGATGTTGCAGTCCCTTAGCCGTGAGCAGCGAGATGCGTACGAAAAGGCGCTCAAGGACACTGTCTCGTCTTTGCCGTATTTTGCTGACAAGGAGTACAAAGACTTTGATCCGTTTGGTGGCACGGTTCTCGTCCGCGTCATCAAGCCTGGTCAGCAAGGCAAGCCTGGCGAGCTGTCTCCGTTCCTCAACGAGTCGTTCACTGCCAGCCGCGAGGTCAATGCACGCGCCACTTCGCGGGGCGCACGCCTCAAGCCCGAGACTGCATCCCAGCTTTCCAATGTCATTGGCGACCTGACCATGCGAGGTGCCTTGGGCGTGCCTAACAAAAGCGTCGAAATCCAGCAGTTGTTGTTGGGCGACGGCGTGTTCACTGAACGCGAGCTTGATGCCTTGCGCGACAAGAAGGGCCAGCTTACGGACCAGGGCCGCTCAGAAGTTGAGATGGCCGTGCTCGGCGCTGTCGTTAACGATGTGCGCGTCATGTCTGAGGTCGAGCCCAGCACGATGCAGAAGATCGTTGGCTCAGTTGCCCCGCTCTTGCGGATCATGGCGGCGGACCCGTCATCCCGCCAGTCCATCGAGAACGCTATCGACGTGCTGAACTACATGAAGGCCAACGACATCAGGCTCGACGAGCTTGATCGTCAGCAGTTTGCCTTCACAGATAAGCAGGCCTGGCGCGACGACCAGCTCGCCAAGGATCTTGCGGCCATTATGAGCCTCGGCAAGCTGAACGCCGCCAAGGCCCTTTCCCGCATCGCTGTCGAGGCTGAGGCTGCTGGCACCAACCAGGGCGACATCTTTGCTGTTATCGAGCCCGGCAAGCCCAAGCTAAGCGCAGCCGAGACTGTGCGCGAAGAAGCCCGCCAGATCAACAGCCGCGATAAGGATGAACGCGCTGGAGAGGCCAAAACACAGAGCGGCTTCAAGCCCATCTTGTCTCCGTCAGAAATCCCTGAGGGCTTGAACCTAGACCTGGACATCAACATCCAGCAGCTGACAGACATGGCTCGTTCCTATGAGGCGCAGACAGACCCGCTGGTCAAGTCGGCAATTGAGTCCCAATACAACCGCCTCGCCAACCTTATCATCAAGAAGGTCAAGGATGCCCAGGCCAAGAACAAGGACAAGTTCTTCAAGCCTCTCTACGAATCCGTCATTACCAAGGTCACCCAACGCGCCAACGTAGCTAACCACCCACGCCTAGGCGATGGCCTGGCCAAGAAGGGTGGCGGCGATGTCATGTTCAGCCGTCGGCTCGTGGAGACGGAAGACGAGCGCTTGCTGCGACTCGCTACACGCAAGCCGGAAGAACTGCTGCGCGTGTCGTCGTCCACCGAGCAAGGCCGTCGTGAAGGCGCTGGCGCTGTCGGCTTCTTGAACTCTGTCTACGAGAACGCTGTTGACGCCGAGGCCGCGCTGCGAGAAGTCGAGCGCAAGATCTCTGAGTCAGCTGATGCCCAGGCAAAGCTCATTGCTGAAGGCAAGCTGCCTGACGACGTGGAGCGCTACAACTACAACAGCGCCAAGCATGCTGTTAGCGACATGCTTGACCTGTACCGTGGACGTATCGGCGAGAACAACAAGATCGCCATGCAGTTCCGGCAGGACATGATTGATGCCGCCAAGAAGCACGGCATCCCCATCACGCCTGAAGATGCTGCTGACACGGACATGGTCAGCGCAGAGGACTACCTGTACGCTACGCACGCAGAAGAGGCAAACAAGGCCATTGCGTATGACCGCGCAGAGGAGCGGTTCGACAAGTCCAAGCGCGGCAAGGACATCAAGAAGGAGATCCGCAAGCTGCGTAGCTTTGTCGTTGGCGAGCGCGGCAAGTCCAAGCGCGACGATGGCAAGGACCCGGACTTCGACAAGATCGACGAAGCGCTGGCCAAGATTCAAGAGCTTGAAGCTGAGCGCGATGCGGTGGTGAAGGGTGAGGTTGACAACTCCTACGTCCAAGCCAAGGCCGCTAAAGCAGAGATTGCCAAGCTAGAAGCTGACATCAAGCTGCTTCCCAAGGACTCCTCTGCGCGTAATCGCCTGGAGGTTGACCTCAAGGAACAGCGTGACCTGTTGGCTGAGTCGACCAAGGATCACTCTGGCTCCGGCATGACGGACGAACAGGCCAGGGAGATCCTTGACCGCGTCAACAAGTCGCCTGAGGGCACAAAGCTCAACGGCGCGATTGCTGGCTACAAGGACATTCGCACGGCTATGACCGGCTTGCAGGCTGCGAAGCTCAAGATCCAAGTGGACTCGGGCCTCGTCGACCCTGACACGGCGGACAAGTGGCGCGAACGGTATGGCCCCAACTATGTACCGCTGAAGAGCACGATCCGCCCGCCTGATGGCAACGGGTTTGGCTCTAGTGGATTCAGCATCAAGGGCAAGGAGACCGAGTCCCGTAAGGGCCGCGCTACCTTGGCTGATGATCTGATTGGCCACTCACTGGTTGACTTCTCGCACGCTAACAGCCGTGCCATGAAGAACCTGGTGATGAACTCGTTTGTACGCTTGGCTGAGTCAAACTCCAAGCTGAGCATCTGGACCGTTGTCGGCACACGCAAAGACTGGGAGAAGGGTCTCAAGAGCGGCCTGTACGACGAGCGCGACAACCGTCGCATTGTGTCGGTCAAGCGCACTCAGACCTATGAGGATCCGTTCACTGGCGAGCTTGCAACTCGAACCACTGAGCGCATCGTCTTGGTCAACGACGAAGGCCTTGCGCGAGCCCTCACGCAGATGGACGGCATCGACATGGGCTCGTTCACGGCTGGTGCGATTCGCGCTACGCGATTGTTCACCAAGATGCAGACGGCATGGAACCCTGCGTTCATCCTGCCGAACTTTGCTCGTGACGTGCTGTTGGCTGTCGGCATCCGCTACACAGACAACGGCCTCGGTGCCTCGCGCAGACTCGTTGCCAACATCGTTCCCGCTCTGCGCACCATCCTGGCCGTGGAACTGGGCAGCACAGCTATCGGCAAAGCTCTTGGCTTTGACAAGATGAAGGCTGGCAAGTTTGACCTGGAGTACCGCGAGCTTCGCAACCTAGGCGGCTTCTCCAGCCCCGTCGATTACGGCACCGTGACAGAGCAGATGGATCGCCTCCGCAAGGAATCGGCCCGTCCTAGCAGCGTCTACGGCAAGGCTGTTGAGTCTCAGCGTAATGCAGCCAAGAACCTGTTTGAGTTCGTGGAAGCCATCAACACGGTCGTTGAGCGGGCCACGCGCTTGGCTGCATATGTCGAGTTTGACGAGACGATGGCTCAGGACGCAGCAACTTCCGGCAAGCGCTACATGCGCGGGTCAGAGAAGATCAAGCGTGCTGCCGCCACCAAGAACCTGACGGTCAACTTCGACCGCCGTGGTCGCGCTGGCCACATCCTGAACTCGCTGTATGCGTTCTACAACGCAAACGCCCAGGGTACAGCCAACTTGATTCGCCGCGTTGGACCTAGCGCAACGCCCGAGCAACGTATGCGTGCAGGCATCGCCATCGCGTTCCTGTCTACGGCAGGCTACGCCATGTCGCTGCTGGCTCGCGCCATGGGCGATGACGACGAGCAGGGCGAAGAGGCATACAAGGGCCTCGCTGCCGACGAGCTACAGAAGAACATGGTCATCATGTTGCCTGGAGCCAAGAGTTCCAGACTGACAGTGCCCCTTCCCTGGGGTATGAACATGGCCTATTTCGCTGGCGTTCAGATGGAGCGACTGGCCTCTGGCCAGATTGATGCACAGACAGCAGCCGAAGAGTACACAAGCGGTTTGCTTGGCTCGTTCTCTCCGATCACTGGCCCCACTGCATCGCTGGCCATCGTGCCGACGCTGGCTCGTCCGTTCGCGGAAATCACTGCGAACATGAACTACGCTGGCAACACGATCATGCCGCCTGTTGACCCGTACGATAAGACGCCTCTGCCTGACAGCCGTCGCGCCTACCGTACTGTTGGTGCTCAGTCCCGTTGGGTGGCTGAGACTCTCAACGACTTCACTGGCGGAGACGAGCGTACGTCAGGCATCATCGACGTGTCGCCCGAGTCCATCGAGCACATCGCCGAGTTCATGTCTGGTGGAGCTGGCCGCTTCGTGCAGAACGCATTCGGCCTTGACCTGTCCCGCGAGGAACGCCAGATCCGCGACATCCCCGTTGCCGGTGCTATTGCCGGTCGCTTCGTGCGTGAGTCCGACACCAACCAGCGGACCATCACCGAGTACTACGCCAACACCGACAAGGTGGCTCGCCTGCGCGAGGACCTCAAGGACCCACGCACCAGATCCGAGTCTATGTCAGACCCGCTCCGTGCTGTTGACCGCTACGCCACGGCCATCGAGGGCAAGCTACGCAAGCTCAAGGACGCCGAGCGCCGCGCTCAGAACTTTGGCAACGCAGAGATGGTGAAAAATCTGTCAGCTCAGCGCATCCAGCTGATGCAAAGCTTCAATCGCCGCTACAATCAAGTCTCCGAACGCTGACATGGTTCAAGACAAGACAATTGTTCTCGACAAAGGGACTCTTATCCCCGTTGGCGTGGCAGCCGGGGTAGTCCTAAGCTTCGCATCTGCTACATTCTGGCTACAAGGCAGGCTGTCGGAGATCGACCGCAAGCTGGAACGGATCGACGCCCGCGTCCAAACAACGTGGGATCGCACAAGCATGGAGAACTGGGCGCTTCGCCTTGCTCGTGAAAACCCCACAGTCAGCGTCCCCGAGGTACGATAAATGGTTGCGATTCAAGCTGTGTTGACGAAGATCGTTGGCTCCTCCACTTGGTGGGTTAGCCTGTTGCTGCCCGTTCTGAAGGTGCTGCTGGAGAAGTTCGGCATCATCATCCCGTGGGAGGTTGTGATGGCTGGCCAAGGCGCGTACGGCGTCAAGGAAGCCGCCACCAAGCTCCAGCCTGTGGTTGCAGCCAAGATCGCTGCCGCAGCTGCTGCGCCCAAGGAGTGATCTTCCGTGGTCGACAAGTCCTCAATGCCGTGCAACAAGCCCCGGCGGGCTGAGGCGGGCTCTTCCAAGAAGAGTGTCGTCAAGGCCTGTCAGGGAGGCAAAGAGAAGATCGTCCGTTTCGGCGACATCCACTTGTCGATCAAGAAGAACCAAGCCGACCGCAAGAAGTCCTACTGCGCCAGGAGCGGCGGCATCAAGGGCAAGTCTGACAAGTTCTCGGCCAACTACTGGTCGAGAAGAGCGTGGGACTGTTAGGAAGGAGGTGATTAGAATGAAGAAGTGCGGCACGAAGAAGGGCGGCAAGAAGATGCCCCGCTGATCTAGCCGATCAGAATCAAGACAACGCCAGGTCCCACCGCCTGGCGTTTGTCTTTTAGGTCTGTACCCACTCCAGGGTGCTCTTGTCGTAGCGCATCCACAGGGCCTTGACCTCCCAGCGGTTGGACTTGTTCTTGGCCCAGCCGTGTACGAGGATCAGGCCGCCAGCCGCAGACCACATCGCGGCTTCCTCCGACTCCTTGATCTTGTTGACACGAGCCGACAGGTTGGACTTGCTAGTCGTTTGTACACCAATGATGTTTGTGGTGTCTCCGTCCAGCGCTTTCACGGCAACGATGTCGATTACGCCAAAAAGGTCTTGGCGAACCCTTGCGTGCTGGTTCCACCTCTCAACTACCTGAGCGGTGTATCCAAGATCTCTAAGCAGTTTAAGGCTACGCTGAGTCGGGCTTGTTGCCATAAAGAAGAAGGGCCAGGTTTCCCTGGCCCCTTGGTAGCTCAGTTGCTGGAGCCCGCAACGAGCGGCTGAAGCGAACTATTGCAATGCAGCAAGGTCTTGCGAACCTCGTCGCTGGCTCCGTTCATCTTCGACGCTTCCAACATCTCGTCCATGATCTTGCCAACGCGGCGCAGCACTCGTGCTTTCTCGCGGTTGTCAAGCTTAGCAAGACGATCAGCCAGTTCCTTGCGGCGCTCCTCAGCGCTACGACGACGGCGGGTCTTCACGACAACGCCATCGGTGGTGGTAATGTTAGTCATGCGAGCACTATATGTAGTGTAATCGTCAATGTCAATACACAAAAAAGTAGACCCGGCTCACAACCGGGCCTACCGACCAGAACAGACAACAGACTGAAGGCTCGCAACCTTCCTGACCTATCCGAGCAGGGCTCACAACCCCCTCCAACTTTCCAACGCGCACTTTGTACTACGCCCCTGCAAGTTAGTCAATACAGATATTGACTTTTTTCTTATCGAAAAGCACCATGTGTGTATGACTACCAGACAACACGGTGACCCTAAAGCCGAGAAGGACTTGCTTGGACTACTCATCAACTCGCCGCACCTCATCTCTGAGGTGTCGGAAGTCGTGTCCCCTTCGCACTTTACAGGAGACAGGGGCAAGCTGGTCTACGAGGCCATGCTGGCGCTGCACGGCAACGGCCAGATCCTAGACTTCTCGTTGCTGTGCGACGAGCTAAACTCGAACGGCACGCTCAACAAGGTTGGCGGCAGGGCTGAGATTGCGGCTCTTGCTGGCAGGTACACCAACGATGCGTTCATGGGCCACCTTGCTGGCCGCATCAGAGCACACGCTGCCCTGCGTGACCTTGGAGCTGTTGCGTCCGAGCTGCTGAACGAGAGCCAGTCGTCCAAGCCCGAGGAGTCGTCCATCCTCGACTTGGTGGACAAGGCGCAGGCGAAGCTCTCAGACATCATCTCATCAAACAAACAAGATGACGTCGGTGAAGCCTGCACCGAAATCGCATCCGTAGCCGAGATGCTGGTCAAGCCTAGGTCGTCCTCCATGCAGGGCGTGCCCACTGGCTTCCTTGACCTAGACGATGTGTTGTGCGGCCTGCGCCCCGGGCAGCTTGTCCTGTTGGCTGCTCGCTCTCGCGTCGGCAAGACTAGCCTCGCCTGCGACATCGTGAGGCAGGCCGCTACGGACAACCGCACCGTTGTATTCTTCTCCTTGGAGATGACGCGCCAGGAGATCTGGGAGCGCATGATCAGTGGGCAGGCTGGCATCAGCCTTCACGACATGCGGATGCGCGAGGCCACCGACGAGGAAAAAAATAAGGTCTCGTACGCTGCATCAGAGTTGGCGTCAATGTCGATCATCGTGAAGGACACACCCAACACGACGCCGCTTTCCATGCGAGGCTTCTCGCGCAAGATCATCAGCCGCAAGGGGAAGATCGACCTCATCGTGGTTGACTACCTACAGTGCATCCAGTCCGGCAAGGACAGGCAGTCGCGCTACGAGCTTGTTAGTGATGTGTCTCGCCAGATGAAGGTACTTGCCCGCACGCTGAACGTGCCTGTGCTTGCGCTGGCACAGCTAAACCGCACGGCAGAGGACGAAGAGCCTCGCCTGTCGCACCTGCGCGAGTCAGGCGGCCTAGAGCAGGACGCTGACGTTGTTCTGCTGCTGAACAGGCCGCATGTGTTTGACAGCGAGAAGGATCCGACACTTGCAACTGTCGACATCGCCAAGCACCGCAACGGGCCGTGCCAGATGATCAACCTTCACTTCGAGGCTGGCAGCGTGAGTTTCAGGAACAGGGCTCCGAAGATTGAGGACTTCAGCAAGGTCTCGCAGGACTCGCCAGTGGCACCGCCTAGGAAGAAGAAGACCAACTGGTACGAGAACGGACAGTTCGACTAAAGCAGAAGGGGCTGGCCAGGGATTACCTAGCCAGCCCCTTCACTTGCTGCCTGCCTGTCTACTTCGAGCTAGGCTTCAGCTGCTTCAGCACACGGAACTTGCTTACCGACTCTTCCCGTGCAGGCAACTTGCGCGTCTGCTCTAAGAAGCTGAACCCAGAACCGTCCTTGAATCGGCCAGTCTCTGCGTCCCCAAGGGCTTCGAGGATCTTCACGCGCCCCATGCGCTCCATGTCTTCTCCCTCGCTAATCATCTCCTTGCCCTTCGCCATCATGTCAACGTAGGGAAGGAGTTCGTCGCTCAGGTCAACCGCCTTGCCTGCTTGACGGGCCATCGACTTGGCTGCCTCAACATCCTTCTCGTAGTTCATGGACGGGGGCACACGCTTTTCAATGTGCTCCTCCCAGAACATGCGAATCATGTTGGTAGCCCAGCCCTCCCACCACTGTCTGTCGCGGCTGAGTCGATATAAACGCAGGCCCGGGGGGATCAGTGCCGACACATGCCCGAAGTCACAGTCGGCAATCATCATGTACAGCCTGCACTGAGTCTGCGGGCCGATAGGGCAATCCTCGCCCCATGGATCATGGTAAATGGGGGCCTTCATCTCGACGATGAACGACCCATCCTGTCCCTGCCCGACGATGTCAGGCGTACCAACGAGGTACGGCATGCTGTCGTGCTGGATCATCTTCTTGTTCATCACCATGCCGCCGCCTAGCTGAGCCTGAAGCATCTTGAAGTGCAGCTCCTCGCTGTTGCTGCCCCATGCGAACAGCTCCTTCATGTCGTCGCTCAGCTCCTCAGGCGTGTCCGTGCCGTCAAGCTCAGACACAATCCGCAGGTACTCGGTGTAGGGTGTGCCGCGCACGCCCTTTTGGCCCGGGTACAAGATGTTGACCGCCGTGCTGATGTTGATCTTGCCCTTTCGGGCATAGTGCCACTCAGCTGACCCGTGCTCGATGTCCTTGATCCACATGCTACGCGCCCTTCTCTAGCTCGTTGCTGTACACCAAGAGCACGGCCTCCTCGACCTGCTTGGGAGCCTTGCCCTGCAAGTACTGCTCGGAGACCTTGTCGGACAGCCACTTCAGGTAGCCGATGCCCTCCTTCTGCATAGCAATGGAGTGCAGCTGCTGGTTCTTGAACTTTCCAAACGGCAGCGTCTGCGCGTACGCCCACTGAAGCGTCAGCGAAGGCGACACCGGGACGCCCATGATCACCGTGGGCATGTTCTCGGCAGGCACTTCCTCTCCGTTGAACTTGTCCACGAGGCGGTCCATGAATCCGTCGTCGCTAGATTCAGCCTCAACAGCTTGCGGCTGCTGAACTGGCTGAGCACGGACAGGGGGAGTAATCTCGCGCTCTACGCGCTGCGCCTTCACGGGCGGGGGCAACGATGCGCTTGCGCGTTCAGTCTTGGACCACAGTTCAAGGGCAACGCCAAAACGCATGGCTGCGTTCCGTAGCGCGTCACCGATCAGCTGCTTCTCCGCGTCAAACACGTTCGGCTCTACGCTTCCGTAGCCGTAGCGGGTGACGCCGCACACGGTGAGACGGATCCACAGGCCAATCGGCTTGCCAGTCTTGTCACGCTCAAACTCAGGCACGCCCTCGTGCCAACGGCACGGCTGCCAGTTCCAGTCCGGGTCGATGTCCAACAAACGCTCGGTGATGTCGGCGTGGCCAACATAGTCCAGCATCGTGCCGCCCTTGGGCTTGCGGCTGATCTTCTCGGGAGGGAACGGGACCCGTAGGGCGTTCAGCTTCCCATGGCGCTCCGCTGTCTGCGCCGCTTCGGTTGCGACTTCGGTCGCTGTCTTGTGGTCTAACATTTTCCTAGATTCCGTTGTTGTCTCTTGACTTGATTTGCTACCATCCACTCAGTGGTTAGCCCACTGAGCTGGCAACGCGGACAAGTTATGCAATCAATCAACCTCTGTCAACAACTGTCACCTGAAAAAATCAAATACCTCACGAGCTGTAGCATTCCGGGCTGCGAGGTAAAGGTTTACAGGTACCGAGTAGCGAAGTGGAACTACCGCCCGCTGTGTGTCAGCCACTACAATAGATTGTCTCAGTACGGCCACCCGCTAGAAGGTCCGCCGCTAAAGCCGAGGCGTCTGCCAGCGAAGAAGTACCTGCCAGGAATGTGGACTAGCCTCAAGAAGTGGGTCCGCAAGTACGGGTTCAGGTTCAAGATTGTGACCTGCAAGCGGCTGGGCAAGGACTACAACGCCATGTATATCGCGGTTCCGGCCAACTCCACTGGCCCACGCGCTGGCTCCAGCAAGGTGATGCTGAGCATCGCTACTGTCTTGTGCTGGGAGCGCCTTGGCTGGACCATTACAGAGGAGCGCGGAGACGGCTGGCGAATGATCGCTGTCTTGCAAACTGAGTTTGACGGAGATCGTCTGCCAAGAAAAAGCAGCAAGGCGTGATATGATGCCCGCGGTGAATCCATGACAGTCGTAAAGTATCAAGTCACAACCGTTCGCCCGGTAGCCTCTCAGGCCTCGTCGGGCTGACGGTGCTTGTATACCCAATCGTTGTCGAGATCGACGACATCTGCTGGGAGTCCAGATTCGTGAACCAGATCGTGTACGGGGCGTTCAACGAGGGGTCCAACTTCAAGGTTATGGCCCGCGTTGTCGGGCTTGACAATGCCGTGATTACTACGGCTGGAACCTGTTCGCTGCTCGTGTACGACCTGAACAGCGACGACCCGACGGCTGCGTTTTACACCAACGCAACCCTGTCGCCGAGCCCGATTGCTGCCCTGTCTACCACCTCGGGCTGGACGGTTGACTCCACTGGCTACAACTTCAGCTACACGATGCAGGACAGCGTTGTCTTTGCGTCTGCCGCTGCAACTGGCGGCCACCGCTATCGCTTCGAGTTCAGCGTTCCGGCTGCGTCCGGCACCAATGGCACGGCGAAGATCGTGGCCATCATGACCTGCATGCCGAGCTACGGCACCTGATGGCCCTGTCAGAAGCTGGCGTAGTCCGTGTCGGCTGGACGAAGCCGATCATCGGGCCTGTCCTGATGGATGACGACCACGTTGTAGGATCGCTTCCACATGTCTTTGTGTTCTTCGTGGTCTAGGCAGTTCACCATCAACTCCATGCCGACGTGCGTCTTTCGCACGTCAACCACGATGCCTGTGCAGTCGTAGACCACCGGCTTCCAGACCTTGTTCTTCGCGTTGGGCTTGCGCTGGTACGAGACCTTCTGTCCGATCCAGCCAAGGCTGTCGTCAATATGCTTCATCATCGACCTCGGCACGAACACAGTGCAGCCATCAATCCTCTGACTCATCCTCTTCGACTTCGTCTGCTTGCTGATCGACGGTGCCGGGCTGCTGCTCGTCTCTGAGATCGGAAGCCCGGTTGTAGGGTCCAACTTCATCTCTATCAATCTCCACTCTGCTGGACTTGGTTCCCGTTCGGCTGCCGAAGGCTGGCACTTCTTCAGGCGGCTGACCTAGGTTTGCGAGGTACGTCAACTCGCGCTCGACATACTCCAGCTTGGCCAATGATACATAATCGTTCGCACGCCTCGTTGACTCGATATCCCTGCGGCACGCCCGCACAGCCCTACGCATTGATCTGATAATGACTTGCGCGTCTGAGTAGTCGTCTGCCGTGCCGTTCTGTGCAAGCTGTCGGCAGAACTCAGTCTCGCTGAGGAACAGCGAATCCAGCGCAGCTACAATGCCTCTCCAGTACGCGGCCTTCACAATCGGGTGATTGCTGTTGGCTGGCCCCAGCGACATATCGGCAAATCTACGGTACCTGACTCCACACCTTAGGGCGAAGCCGTACTTGAACCTGGTTCTGTTCCTAGTCATTGCGAGCTTTTTGCTTGGCCGATGATGTTTGCTTGCTTAGCCGATGATATTTGTACACCGCGTAGCGCGTGCGCGCAAGTGCGCGTGCGCGTGCCCGCATGTACGCGAGGCCCCCTAACGCCCAGCTATAGGAATAAAGCCTACGCACATTAGCGTATAGGAATATCTTCGCCGATTGCCATGATCTGCACATCGACGAGCCCGACATCGTTGTCGTGCTTGCCGTTCTCACAACCAGACCGACCGATATCAAAAACAGACAGACAGCTATGACAACCCAGAACCCGAACCCCTTCAGCGGCCTCGATCAGTACATCCGTAGCGTAGCCGAGAGCGTTGTGGAGTCCACGATGGGCGAAACGACCAAGGCCATGCGTACCAACGACCTCGACATGCCTTCCCGCAGTCGTGAGTTTATCCGTCAGGAACTCGCCAGCATGGCCGACTCGACCCGTGCGGCCCTTGTCGAGGGGACAGCGAACGCCGCCCGCCCGTACACGGCTGGCGTGTCGCCGCACTTCGTTGAAACCACTACGGCCAAGTCTATTCGTCGCGCCATGGCCACGGCCAAGGCTGCCGACCGTTGGCTTGTGATTGTGTCCGGCCCCGCCGGAACTGGCAAGACCTTCCCCGCGCTGCAAGTCTCCCTCCGCACTGGCCGCCCCGTCTACCCCGTCGAGATCAGCGAGGCCACCACTCTGGACGACCTCTTTATGCGTCCGTGGGTGACTGGCCCGTCCACGATGGGCTGGGTGGAGGGCCCCGCAGTCCGCGCTGCACGCGAGGGCGGTATCCTTCTTCTGGATGAATGCGACCTAGCCAGTCCGCGCTTGATCGGCGGCCTTCACGGCTTGCTTGAGTCTGGACAGACCCGTCTGCGCTCAGGTGAATGGCTTCAGGCGCATCCCGACTTCGTGGTGATTGCCACCTGCAACGGCCTGCGGAGCAGCAAAGGCACCTATTCGACGCACTCGATTAGCACGGCCTTCGCCGACCGCGCCGTGTTCGTCGCTGCCGACTACCTGCCCGAGGCCGACGAGATCGCTATCCTGTCGCGCTACGGCTCCCCCGAAGCAGCCGCAGATACGCGCAGCGACCTTGTTGTCCTGCGCCGGATGTTCGAGGCTGGCGGGCTTCGCATCGCCCCGTCTACGCGCCGTGGGGCCGTTGTGGTCGCGGCCTTGGCCGCTGGTGCCAGCCGCGCCGATGCTTGGCAAATCGCTATGGTTTCGGGCTTGGACTCGAAGACTGCCGAGGAAGTAGGCCGCCAGCTAGCCGCCGCAGAAACGGCCCGCCAGTTGTCCGTCCCGACCGCAAACGGTGTCCTCCCCTGATCCACGAAGGTAGGTGAAACCATGACGAAGAGAAACAGGTACAAGAGTCACAAGAAGGCCAGAGGATCGTGGTGGGACTCTGCCGCGCTATGGGAATCCGATGACAGCTACGGCGAAACAACCTCGTGGCTGGACAAATGGGACGGCTCCGAGTTCAGGAAGAGCCGTCATCGCATCAATGACGGCTTGGTCAAAGAAGCAGGTGTCGCCGCAGCCGCAACCGTGCATGCCGCGCTCGACCGTAGAGCTAAGGGCCTGCACATTGAGGGCATTGACTCCTACATCATCGCCACAGCCAAAGCATGGGGTGGTGAGAAGTTCAGTACCGTGGCGTACGACCGCGCGCTTCGCAAGTACGCAGAACAGTCTGGCAAGGACTGCGGCCTCAAGGGTAAGGCACTCGAACGGCACACGGACGGATTCGCCGCCAGTGCGGCCCTCGACCTCTTGACGATTGACCAATGGACGGCCTTCGCCAAGTACTACATCCCCGACAGCTCTAACGGTGCTCCTATGATTGCGTCCGCAATCAAGAAGGTAGCTTCCGATACGATGCAAGCATCGAACGGAACGGGCCACCCGTCCACCGACCGCCGTATGAATCAGGCCGTGCCGGACGCGACTAACGCAGACGATGCTTATTACGCAGAATCTGACGAGAAAGACAGGGCTCTATCGGCCAAGACCGGGTTGCGTTACGACAAGATCGAGGCAAGGGAGCGCATCGACCTGTCCGGCTTCCGTGCTTCGGCGCAGTATCTAGCCACCGCTCTGGAGGACAGCCGCCGCGAGTACCTCCTAAGTGAATGGTCTGGTTCTCGCCTTGGTAACGATGCAGCCCTATGGGCCAGCGGGGCGAGCTTCTCGCCCTTCGCCGAGCCTGACATGATGCTGGGCGGGTTGTGCGATGTTCTGATCTTGGTCGATGCATCGTCCTCTACCATTGACGACGAGAAGACGAATGTGATCTTGTCCACCGTGGCGCACGACTTCGCTGTTGCGCTTCGCGGGGCCGGACACGGCGCGGCTGTTGTGCCGTGGTCCCACTACAACGGTGGCCTATACAACCGAGAAGGGGCAACGCTCTGGAATGATCCGATTGACAGCGGCAACTGGCCCGTATGGGGCTGGGGCGGAACTGGCTTGGGTTGTGCAACAAGGGCGGCCCGCATGGCCTTCTCGTTGTGCAGCTCCGGCAAGAGGCGCAAGATCGCTCTGATCTTGACGGACGGACATACGAATGGCCGTCCTAATGAAGGCGATAGCCGCTCCTATTGGAACTTCGGTTCCGATCTTAGCGTTCTCTGGGCCGTTGGCCGCTTCGCTAAAGTACCCGACGACTGGAGCGGTCCGAGCCTTCACAGTCTATCGTCTCTGACGATGATGGACGACTTGCTCGCATCCGATGCGGTCAGGTATCTCTCCGGCCTTAGCCACTGATACACATACAACTACAATCCAACACAACTACGACCCGACTCAACAACACGCCTGGCTTAGCTGGGCACAAGACAATGAACTACGACAACGATAACGACGACGACGAAAGCGCAGACATGTTCGCCGAATGGCGAGAGCTTGATGCAGAGAGCGCAGAGGAAGGACAGTACATCTTCTCCGCCGCCGCTCACATCGAGAAGCAGGTCTGGCGAATGTATGACAGCGGGACGCTCGACAACTCGACCGAGATGGACATCCTAGTGGCCACGATGGTTTCCAGCTTCATGGCCCGCGCTGGCATCAACCCCGATGGGATTGTCGAGGCCCTCATCAACAACACCGATGGGGCGCAGGCCAGCAGCGTTGTGGTTACTCGGGCCTTGCCCGCTGCGATGTTGGCCGCTGCGGCCTTCTCCACTGCCGCCATGCGCATCGCGCTTGGTGGTGGCGAGATGGCTGGGCGCGTCCGGCTCCCAAATGAGAAGGCCGATGTATCCACCCGATGCGTCACGACCATCATCCAGATGGCCGCCCGCGCTTGTGCGTCCGTCCGCAACAAGACCGATGCAGACCTATCTAAGGGTGTTACCGCTGTCGCACGCCAGTCCGTCAAGAATGAACTATCCGCCAAGGAACTGGAGGCCCTCCAGACCATTGACAGCCTTCTGGCCATGTGGGAGCAGGACAAGGGCAACGGTGGCCACCATGGGTAGGAAACTACACTCCGTGCCATTGCAGGACTCGCAGGTCGTCGTGGCTGGCTCGGCCACTGAGGCGGCCATGCTCATCGGCGCACGCTCGGCCAAGGCGCACCTCGTCAAAGACCTTCGCGCTGTCGTCTGGGTAGACGATGAACAGCGAAACGATATGCCAGTTAACGACTGGGCCAGTGCAGTCCTCGGGCAGCCCGTACGGGGTACCGTGGTCGCGCTAGTGGTAGCGGCTGGGCCGTAACGCAAGACAGCGGCAGCGTTAGGAGACAGTACCTGGGCTTTTTATATCGGGGTCGGCCACTTGCAAAAGGGCCGGCCCCGCTCTACAATCGAGCACATGCGGCAGCCACTCCGGCCACCGCGACCACCTCAGACCAGAGGACCTCGACCGTGTACCGCCTCAAGTACCAACGCCAAGCCGACCCCAACAGCGCAGCCCATGTACTCCTCGTCTGCCACAACCGCACGAGCGGCAACCATCGGGACCAGATCGCCGCCCGCATCCAGCGCGGCTCTGCCTTGGATCAGGCCGTGGCCGACCTACTGGCCACCCAGCGTACCAGTCGCCAATACACCGTCTTGGAGACGGCCGCCACGATCCGCGAGCTCGTCAATACAGCCCGATACGAGCTCGGCATCCCCACCTACCGCCGCCAGACGCGCCACGGGAAAGGGGCCGTCTCCCTATGAACACTTACACGAACTGCGTTGTGGTCTGGCCTCGGCACAACCACCAAAGCGGAGCCGCGCAGCACGTAGTCACCTTCGGAAGCAACTACCCCATGGCCAAGAAGAGCAGGGCCAGATGCGGCCACGATTACGCCTACGACTTCGGCAGCTTGGATGGAGCGCAGGCCGCACTGCGGGCGGTCCGCGAGGAACTCGGCCTGCGCCACCAGATCGAACGCTGGACCTTCGCCAAGTTCGGCGGTAAGCGGCTCTGGATCGGCCTGCTGGCCCCGTTGGAGGTGAGCCCGTGAAGGCCAAGACCTCAGGACCGACCGCCACGGAGTGGCTATGGCTGGCGTTCTTGCTGGCCCTCGTCATGGTCGCGTAGACGCCACTCCTGGCGTAAATCGGGGCAGGCCTGCACGTCTAGAGCGTGCTCGCTTGCCTCTTTTCGTTTCATGACAGACCACCAAGTCGGAACCAGTCGTGCTCGACGATATCGCAGGCTTGCAGGCCGGACTGGATCGGTGGCGGATGGAGAGGGGGAAGAGGGACAGGGGGATCGGTGGTGGTTGACGGCCTGTTGCCACGAGGGCCGTCCCCGTCGACCAGCTCGCGCTTGGCTCGACTACGGGAAAAAGGCTTGCCTAACAACCCCCAAAAAAATTTCCAGTCTTTCCCTCTCTATTTCTTTCCTACTATCCTGTTGTGTTCTTTGTTTACGGAATACCACTATCGTGGTATGCGTTCTTTATCTATAGTTGTGTGAGAGTGTGTGGCTAGTACACTCCCCCTCCAAACTGGGGGACCCTACTGGGGGCTCGGTGTATCTTAGCTCCAACGTACATTCAGCACTACCCTATCCCCCTACACACCCCCTCTAAAAGAGGGACCCATCAGGAAAGCTACTCCCCGCCATGGCAGGCGACTCCCCTAACTCCCGCAGGAGCCTGAAGAGCATTGAGGCAGTAGACAAGCGCGTAGCGCACTCTGAGGCTCTGGGAGGCGCTAGGAAGCGTTCTGCCTCTAGTGATGGCCACAAGGCCACGCATGCGGCTAAGGCTGCTAGGACGATGGCTAAGGAGCTAGAGAAGCCTAGCTACGTCCCCATGGAGTTCAAGCTGTCGACACTGCGGCAGTTGATCATCGGGGAGCTGGAGGCTAACGATGGCTTAAAGGCTAAGGCTGTCGTAGACGCTCTGATTGCTAAGGCTATGGAGGGTGATACGTATTGCCTTAGACTGTTACTGGAGCGGGTGGATGGTCTGATGACTAAGAATGTGAACCTTACAGGGGCAGTGGCTGTAGGTCAGGTAGTAACTCTTATCGACACTAGGTCTCTGAACGTAGAGTTGCCTATCTCTGTTGGCGATACATCTCTAGAGTTGCGTAGCGTAGGAGTAGAGACTGTAGCTTCTACTTCCTCTACCTCTCTCCTCTCACACTCTCCTCTCTCTAGAGAAGCTAGAGAGAGAGAGTCAGAAGGTAAAAGCTTTTTCTCTGAAAGCTCTAGGGAGGTGATCAGCAGCTTAGCTGATGATGCTTTAGAGGCAGCTGACTCGGTGCTTGGCAACGCCCAAGCAGCGAGTGCGGTAGAAGCAGATGAAGAGTAACTAGGACCTAGACAGTGTCAGGGAGACTCACCCTCCCCTTCGGTTCCCTCTCAACGAGGCGAATCGTACACTCCTAAAAATACCCTGTCAATAGACGAACTAGGAAAAACTTAGAGACATGCACCAAGGGGCAGTAGGTAAGCAGCAGGTAGAGGTAAGGGGCGCACCGGCCACGTTGTGGGACAAGGTGCAGAAGCCTGGCCTGGAGAAGGTAACTGAGGCGGTGATTGCTGGTCCTGGCGGCACTGGCAAGAGCCGGGGCATTGCCCACTTTCTGTGGTGGGTGTTGAACACATACCCCTACTCCCGGATCCTGGTGATCAGAAAGACCCGGGTGTCGCTGTCGGAGGCGTTCCTGAAGACATGGGAGCAGGACGTGATCCCTCCTGGGTCGGAGGTGCTGAACGGACCACTGCGTGCCCACCGTCAAAGCTACCGCCTGGAGAACGAGAGCGAGCTGGCAGTAGGGGGCTTAGACAACCCTACCCGCCTGTACTCCACAGACTGGGACATCATCTACGTCCAGGAGTGTACGGAGCTGACCGAAGACGAGTGGGAGCGGCTACGCCGTGGTCTTCGTAACTGGAAGCTTCCGGTGCAGATGCTCCTGGGCGACTGCAACCCTGAGAGCGAGCGGCACTGGCTGTACCGGCGGTTCCTGGATGGTAGGACCCAGCGCCTGGACTCCAAGCATGCCGACAACCCCAAGTGGTTCTCTGCGGAGAAGAACGCCTGGACCCCGGAGGGGGTTGCCTATATCAACAACCTGGCAAGGCTGACCGGGGTACGCAAGCGCCGACTCCTGTACGGGGAGTGGGTGTCAGCAGAGGGGGCCGTCTGGGAGGAATGGGACGAGGCCCGGAACGTGATCGACAGACCAGCTGGTGACCTGAAGATGGTCCTGTCTACCCTGGATGTGAGATGGACCTTCGCCAGCATGGACTGGGGGTACACAGCCGCCGGTGTCATGCAGGTATGGGGCGTAGACGGGGAGCGCCGGATGTACCTGCTGAAGGAAGTGTACATGGGTGGCCAGCAGCTGGAGTGGTGGGCCGACAAGGTGGTGAAAGCCTATGTCGACTACCAACTACAGGCGGTCGTGGCCGACCCGTCCAGGCCTGATGCCATCAAGCTGGTGAACGACAAGCTGAACGATGCCGGGGCACCCAGGCTGGTGCGAGCGGCCAACAACCGCCGAACTACAGTAGGCGGCGACATGGGTGGTCTGGACATGGTGCGCCAGTACCTGCGGATCCTGCCAGGCGGCAAGCCGGGGCTGATGATCCTGCGGGACAGCCTAGAGCAAAGAGACGCCAACCTACACGAGAAGGGACTTCCGTGCTGTACTGTGGAGGAGGTACCAAGCTATGTGTATGCACAGAGCGAGCATGGCAAGCTCGACACAGAGCGAACAGATCCCAACTGCGCTGACCACGGATGCGACTCCATGCGTTACGCCGTGTCATTCATTCACCGCAGAGACCTTACCCCGGAGAAGGAACCTGGCCGCAATCCTCAAATTACTTGGGGGCAAGTTCTTGGACATGACGAAGTTTGGGATAAGATCAGAGACGCCTAGCACTGACATCACGACATATGATCAACACAGACGCGGCTAACCTATATAGCGAGATCCAGTCGGCAGAGAAGTTCCGCGACGAACACCTGCGCAGCTACGAGCGCCGCAAGAAGCGCTACGTTGGACCCAGCTTCCTGGGTGACGACACGGACGGGTTTGAGCCCGAGAACCACGAGTTCGAGTATGTGTCGCTGCTGCTGCCGAAGACCATCTTCGACAACCCTCGTGTGCGCGTGCAGGCCTACCGCCCAGGCCCCATCCAGGACATCGCCACCGGCATCCAGGCTGGCATGAACCGTTGGATCCGTGACAGCCACTTGCGCCGAGTACTGGTGCGCATTGGCTTGGACAACTTCTTGTGCTGGGGCATGGCCGTTGTACACATGGAGCCCGATAAGGATCGCCTGCCCCCTGCGTGGGCCCAGGTGGCTTTGCCGTACCGCCCCGTTGTGGAGCGCCTGTCGCCCAAGCGGGTGTTCTGGGATCCGCATGCCTTGGACATCGCCGAGGCGCGGTTCATCGGACACGTCTGGGTCCGAGACAAAGAGGACCTAGAGAAGATCGCCAAGGAACACCCCGAGGACGGGTGGGACCTGGAAGCCATTAAGAACTTGGCTGAAGACGCCGGAACAGATAAGCTAGAGCGCGATAACAAATATGGAACTCCTTCGCGCAAAGAAGTTGTCTGCTACGAGGTCTACATTCCTGGCCACCAGATTAAAGGTGAGCCCGGCCCCGACGAAGGATTCAACGGAGCTATCTTCACTATCGCCGTTGGACAAGCCACAAGCGGGTCGATGGAAGGCAAAAAGGGCGTGTACATCCGCAAGCCGCGCATGTACTACGGCCCGGTAGAGGGTCCGTATGTGCTGTTCGGCACCTACCCGGTGCCCGACTCTACGGTTCCGCTGTCCAGCACCGTAGCCATCCAGGCCCAGGTCGAGACGCTGAACATGCACGCCAAGGCGGTCATGAAGGCGGCCACACAGCGCAAGCGCATTGCGTTTGTTTCGCGTGCGGAGCCCGATCTACAGAAGAAGGTCAAGCGCTCGGAGGACGGCGACGTTGTGCCGGTCAACACCGAAGAGCTGAACAATAACCTGAAGGAAGTCGAACTCGGCGGTGTGACGCCTGCTGCGCTGAATGCGTTGCAGATCGAGCGCGAGCGCCGTGACCGTATCTCGGGTATGTCGGATGCCATGCGTGGCAATGTGGCTGGATCGGGTACAGCTACGGAGAATGCAATCGCCGCGGAAGCCAGCACTGCACGCATGGCGTTTATCAAGCAGCAGTTCACGGACTCGGTAACCGAGCTGCTGCGTAAGGTCGCCTGGTACATGTACCACGATGACCGCATCGTCTTCCCTGTCGGAGACGAAATGGCTGCGATCCTTGGCACCAGCCAGCAAGAGATCTACGAGGAGCGTGGCGAGCCTTGGTATCAGGGAGGTGTCCCCGAGGACATGACCGGGTACAGCTTCCGTGACCTCGACCTCGACATCGAGCCGTACTCCATGGAGCGTGTCAGCGAGCAGCAGATGCAGTCTCGCATGATGCAGGTGGTCCAGATCGTCACACAGATCATCCCCCAGGCAATCTCTTCGCCTGTGGACCTGCAAGCACTGCTCAATGTCATTGGCAACATGACCAACACGCCAGACCTGGCCCGTGTTGTGGACATCCAGGTGGCCCGGCAGATGCAACAGCAGATGCTCCAGGGCGCCCAGGTCAAGCAATCCAGCGCACCGGCCCAGACTGCGTCCGACGTTGGCGCGAAAAAACGCCCTGGCGTAGTGCAGCCCGGCGGATCTCCGCCTAAGTCAACGACTGTTCCGACGGCGGGGCAGCCCCAGATGAACGTACCGCAGCAAATGGGCATGCAGCCCAACCCGATGCCGCAATGATCTACTTGTTTGAAGACGCAGACACCGGCGATGTGGTCGAAATCGACTACAAGATCGGCAAAGCACCCAAGATTGGCGCAAAAGTACGCCGTTTTGGTCGAAATCTAGTGCGAATCCCGGTAGCTCCGCAGGCAAAAGTGGCCCCAACGGCCAAGTTTGTCAGCAATTCGCTGCCGAGATGGTGGCCACACGCCACTGACCATGAGCCTGGCACTGGAAAGCCTAGGTTCAACAGCATTCACGAAGTCCGTGAGTCGGTGTCCAAGAGTAAAGACACCAAAATGGACCAAGTCATCTACGATTGATGTGGTATAAGGGCAAAAACAAATGACTGAGCAGATTGGCGAGAGCGAAAATCAAGTAGTAGAGACGCAAGAGCAGTCGCCCAAGCTGGAAAGCGTGCTAGACACCTCCAGTGAGGTCATGACTGAAGCGGAAAAGTCGTTCCTAGACAAGAACGTTCCGCTAGACGATACACAATCGACGAGCAGTTCGCAGCAACAGGACTCCGCAAGCGGAAGTCCCAAGGGCTACGACAAGGCCGTTAAGGCCCTAAAGCTCGACGGTTGGGATGACGACGACCTGGCCGCCCTTAGCCCCGAGCGAGTGATCGCCCTGGGCAAAAAGGCTACAGAGCGTCATTCAGCCTTCGGCAAAAAGCTACAGGAAGCTGCTGGCAAGAAAGCCGAAGTCCCCGACGGTGATGAGTCTGAAGAATCTGAGAACGAAACAGCTACGCCTGTAGCGGAAAGCGACGATGCTGAGGAGCCTGGTTCAGCGGAACCCTCGGGCCAACCTCGCAGCAAAGACGGTCGCTTTGCTATCGACTACAAGGCCATTGCCAAGCCCGTCTCGGACGCTATTGGACTCGGATCAGAGGTCGAGGAAGCCCTGGCTGCCGCCCTTGAGTCCGCTCTTGCGCCGCTACAACAAAAGCTGGAGTCGTACGATCAGTACCAAGCAGCAATTGTTGAGCAGCGTGGTGAGGAGATTGGGCAGTCAATCAGGGAGAAGCTCTCGGATCGTTTCCCTGGGCTTCAAGACGAGGAGAAGTTTGAGCGTGTAGTTGGCCGCATGGGCTTGCTCGCCAAAGCTGACCCCAACTATCAAAGCATGGAGCAACTTATGCTCGATGCCTCCAAGTTGGAGCTTTTTGACGACAACACAGAGATCAACGCACGCAAGACCACCCAAGTCAAACGGGCGCAAGGTCAAATCACAACGACCTCCCGCAAAACGCCTACGCCGTCCATGAGTGTGGAAGACAAAGAGGACGCAGTCCTCGACGCCCTCATGTCTGGCAAGAGCCGTGATGCCGCCCGTCGAGTCTATTTCGGTTAACTAACACACACAAAAAGGCATTGAACCATGGGTTCCGCACTCAGCACGTTCACTGACTTCATTGCGTCAACAGGCCCGTCGTACCTTACGTCGGCGGACATGTTGATCAACGAAGTTCAGAAGAACTCGTACATTATGCGCCGCTTCCTCAAGGGAGCGGACAAATCCTTCGTCCTTCAGGGCGGCGCAACCATCAAGGATGCGCTGATCCTCGACGAAAACAGCACCTTCCAACAGTATCAACCGAACGACGTGTTCACCTGGCAAAACCCCCAGGTCACCACGACGATGTCGGTGAACTGGCGATTCTCGGTTGACCACATGTCGTGGACCGACCAGGAAATCGAGCTCAACACCGGCGGCGGTGCGAGCAACGAGGCCCTGCGCGGCATCTACAAGCGTCTCAAGAAGGAAAAAGAGATGCGCATGTGGACCAGCATGATCAACGGCTGGGAAGACCTGCTCTGGCGCCTGCCGAAGGCGTCGGAGATGGAAGCCGCTGGCGGCCTCTATCCGTACTCGATCCCGGCGCTGATCAACGAGAAGCCCAACGGCTTGTTCGACCACACTGGCGGCGAGGCGTTCACCACTGTCCACGACATCAACCCGTCGACCAAGACTCGTTGGAAGCCGCAAACCCAGACCTTCACGGGTGGCACGGACTACATCAACGCCGCCACGCCGCGCTCGAACATCATGGGTGCCTTCGACCAGATGTTCTACAAGGTCAAGTTTGAAGCGC